GTCGGCTTCGGCTTCGCAACTTCCCAGTTTCGGCTGTCACCCGTGTGGCCATCGGCAACAAGTTGGCGTTCACGGTGACAAGCGACACGGCCACCGATCTGCGGGCTGTGATCGAGGTGCAAGATGACCGCATCCAGCTGACTCGGCATGATTCCAGTGGGACCAAGACCCACACCCACTTTCAATTCACGGCCAACGGCAATGAGACTGCTGCGGGCCTAGTGTCCCAGATCAATTCGTTTGATGGCTTCAATGCCACGCTTGGCACCGACTGTCTGAGCGAGGATCTGTTCAGAATGGGCGGCGTGAACGTCATGCTCAACTCTGCCCAGATCTACTTTCCTGACCGCGATGATATTCCGTACCGCATCCATGATGACCGGGCCACGCTCGAGTTTGTGGATTCAGCGGACATGATCTTCTATGGGCGACGCACGGACGCTGGCTTGCCGATGCCGCATACGTTCGCAGGCATTCGCGTGGACTACACAGCAGGCTATGACGGCTTGACAGAGATTCCAGCCGACTTGGCCCAAGCCTGTATCAAGCTGGTGCAGTACGCATACAACGACCGCAAGCAGAACAACACGCTCGCCAGCGAGTCGATTGGATCGTACTCCTACAGCCGATCGCAAGACCCGATCGTGGGCAACGGCGAGGTGGCTGCACTCTTGGCTCAGTATGTGGATCGGAAGTCGTGAGCGTTGAGACACTGATTGACACGCATGGCATCAGCCTGGACCGTGAGCGGCCTGCGGTGTTCGTGGATGCGACTGGCTTTCCGACGAGGACTCTGCTGACCACATCAGACTTTGCCGTTGGATTCGTGCAGCCTCAGTCTGCTTCTGAGCCTGTGCAGTATGGCCGCGAAGAGCTGGTCATATCGCACAAGGTGTATCTGAAGCCGGGCGTGGATCTTCAGGCTGACGATATTTTGGTCTTCAACTCCAAGCGCCTGCGTGTGGTTGGTATTCTTGATCCTGGCACGTTCGCGTATTCTGGCTACCACATGGGCCACGTGATCGCGGATTGTGTCGAGGATGAAAGCGACGATACCGCATGAGCGCCAAAGGTGAATTCTTCAAAGCCAAGATCCGCACGGCGGCGCTCAACTCCGTGCGTGATGGTGTTGAGGCTTCGGCGATCCTGCTGCAAACGAAGCTCAAGCAGGTGCTGAACCAAGGCAAGAGCAACGTGGTGACACGCACCCGAGTGCGCAATACTTCACGCGGTGCCGCTGGTTCGACCTATCGCCAGTGGGTATCTGGTGCTCCTGCTGGCGCGCCTCCATACAAAGACACCGGCAACCTTGCCAAGATCCAAGTAGACAAGAGCAAGATTGACACGGCCAAGCCATCGGCAAGAGTGGGCACAAATGCCGTCTATGCTCCGGCTTTGGAGTTTGGAAGCCGACGGAATGCACCGCACCCGTTCATGCGGCCAACCTTGGCGGACAACCAGAAAGCAATCAAGGGCAAGTTCCAAAAGGTCGTGGCTGGTCAGTTCCGGAGGTACATGCGATGAGCCAAGATGTGGTCAAAGCATTCTACGACCAGCTCAAGAGTGATCAGACTTCTGGATCATTCTACGATCGCGTGAGCGGCCGGATCTACGAGCTTGAAGGCCCGACCAACGCGGCCTTGCCTCTGGCGGTGTTCTCGCTCATTTCGTCACCGTATGCGGACACCTTTGACAGTTCGTCAATCAAGGACTATACGTTTCAAGTCGATATCTACGGCAGGAAGCGTGCAGGCATGTCTGCGGCAGGAGCGATCAACACGGCGCTTTTCACGCTGCTTGACCGCCAGACGATCACGGTTCCCAATAATGATGACGGCTTGGTTCGGTGTTTGATCCAAGGCGTCAGGACTGTTGAAGATGATGCGGTGCGTATCCGCTCAGAATGGATTGTTCAAACGGGCCTCATGGCCTAAGGAATACTGAATGGCACGAATCGTAGGATCAGACGGCGGCTGCACCGTTGCAGGCTACAACCTCAAATTCACCACATGGTCCGCGACCTTCTCGCAAGTGGTCACGGATACCTCAGCATTTGGCGACAGCTTTGCCCAGAAGCGTGGCGGCCTTATGTCTGGCACCTTCTCCGCTGGCGGCGTTTTGCAAGATGACGCATCCACAACGACACCGATGCCAGCCTCGGCGGGCGATATTGCTATGGCTGCCACTGGTGTTGACGTCGATCTGCAAGCCAATGGCTCTTCCTCTTTGTGGGAAGGCTCGGCCGTGATCGCCAACTTCTCACCAAGCGTGACCAACGCTGGCGAAGCCACTGCGACTCTTGACGGTGAGTTCACCGGTGCGATCACGATCACTTGGGACGAAACTGCGTAAGGCGGTGACACATGGCCAGAATCGTAGGTTCTGACGGCAACTGTATCGTCACAGGATACGGACTCAAATTCACCTCCTGGTCTATGACCATGAGCAACGTGGTCACGGATACGTCGGCCTTTGGTGACACCTTTGCGGCCAAGCGTGGCGGGCTCATGTCCGGCACCATCTCGGCCACGGGCGTGCTCCAAGACAATGTATCCGGTGCCAGCCCAATGCCGCACGCAGATGATCCATCTGAGCCGACTGATGCCAACATTGCACTCAGCGCCAGCGGCACGGCTTTCATTGGGTATGCTTCGGATCGCACTGGCTCTTTGGATGATTCTCTGTGGTCATGTGCTGTGGTTATTTCTTCTGTGTCGCCTACATCAACAAACGCTGGCGAGGCTACCATGAGCATTGAAGGTGAGACCACTGGCGACATATCCATCACTTGGGAAGAATGAACCATGAGACCAGCACGGACGCTGCAAGATCTAGTCACAGTTCTGACATTCAAAGGCCGGAAGACTGGCAAGTTGATCACCAAGCGTTGCGGTGCGACTCCCAACCAGACAGTGGAAAAAGCCCAACTCAATGCCATGAAGTTGTATTATCTGGTTGACGATCCTGACCGGCTGGTGAGTATCGAGACCAAGACCAGAAAGCAATGGATGGAGGAAGGCTACAAGCCACAGCCTCCGCAAGACCTGAGAGGCTGAAATGATCAAAGATGTAGAGGTGAAGTTGAGCGGCCAATCATTCACGGTTGGCCGCTTTTCCGTGTCTGATATCCACCGCGTTGGCGAGCTGGTGTATCGCGTGCGACGAGATCGCCTGGTCGATGACCTGAGCGCCATCGGCCTGGACGCTGAAGCCAAGTTGGCCAAGGTCAACGAGCTGCGGGCCAAGTGGGAGAATGGGCTGGAGGTGCTGCGTGCGGCTTACTTCATGGACGGTGCGCAAATCATCTGCCGTGAAGCCTTGCAGAAGTCAGGCCACGACACGGCTCTGCTTGACGATTGCGAAGACCTCAAAGAGTTGGTGCTGGCCTCCACAATGATCTGCGGCCTGCCTGATCCGTTTGCCGAGAGTGAGCAAGAGGACGAGGCCGATGAGGTCGATGACGAAATCGAGGAGATCAAGCCAGACGATCGGTGAGACAGCCAGCACTGCCCGACAAGCGCGAATGGATGCGAGAGCGGGCACTGCTGGCGCATTACTTTCCGGGCATCGGAGAGCCGATATATCTGACGTTGCCCGAGTGGAATGGCCTGCTCGAGCAG